TAAAGGACACCCTAATATACCGTCCTTTGTTGCTAATAACACTTCTTCGGGCACATAATAATTATTTAAGTTTAAGCCCGATGCAAAAAAATCTAAACGGACTATTGCGAATTTAGAGTTTGCATTTTCATCTATCACTTCGCCATCTAAAAGTTCGAATATTACTTTTTTATTCATCATCGTTCTTTACCATAACCCTTGTAAAACTTTTAAATGAAGAGGCATGTGTTTTAAACACCGTCTTAGTTCATCATTGTCTAAAAAATAGCAGTGATGTCTTCCACTTAAAGCCAATATAGGTAAACCACAGCTCAGAGTTAAATATCTCTTGACAGCGTTGTTACATCTATATTTCTTTTGCGTAATCATAAACGTATTACGTATCATTATATTTTTCCTCCTCTACCTATGTTTGTACCTTCTGTACGAGTTTGTACGCCTTCGTCAGAAATTTCTGTTGTTGATTTTCTCGGTCTACCGCCAACCTTGGGCTTCCCTTCTTCGTCTAAAGAGGGGTTATCCCCTGCTGGTGGTAGGACTGGATTCACAACATTCATTTGTTTAGCCTGTTCGATTGACGGTGGTGTTAGCATAGACATAAAATCATTAAGCTGTGCTTCTTCCATATGTCGTCTAAGTTCTGCCGGTTTCATACCAATCGCGGCCGCAATTTTCTGTGGTAATACAATACCAACATTAAATAATTGCATCGCTGTACCTAAACGTGCTTCTCTATTTATAGAAAAATCTGTACCTTCGAATACTAAACTAAAATCGCATTTGCTCGTTAGTCTGTTGACCATGTATGACATAAATATATTAAAGTCGTCATATACGGCAGTCATCATCTGTTCGTCTACATTTAAGCTCAATTGAGTTTCAATGGCATTAGGCTTAATACTACTGCTAAATATAAGATTTGTATTAGCACCGCTTGTAGCCAAAGCTGTTCTTAGGTAACTATCATAAATTTCATTTTCGGCATCAAAGCTTATGGCTTCTATCTCTTGCAATGGTGCTGAGGCTACCTTAATGGCTTCTGAAATAGCACTTCTCATTAACGCCATAAACTTTCCAAGTAATTCAGGACTAACGGCAATACTGTCTTTTACAGTTGCCTTTGTCTCCTTATTTAACAAGGGGACTTCCCCAATAATCATTTTACTTGCGGCCGCCATGCTTGCATTCTTTTGAAGGTTTCTCATTAAACCCTGTAATACTAAATCATTAAATAGCGGTGCAAAATAAGGTAAGCGTGTAGCAATTTCAGGAGAAAGCTTAAAGCAAACCCCTAAATCTACTGGTACACTAACCCAATTCGCCCATTGAGAGTTGCCTCTTAATTCTGGTGGCAGTGACGGGTTATACGTCTTATATGTACTACCGCTTCTCTTTCCTGTGCCCCATATTTCTTTATATTTCTTTTTAAAGAAATCAGGGTAAAGGTCAATATCTACCCCGGGCTGTAAGAACCACTCCATATTAAAGTCAAATACAAAACCACCTTCCCAACGTCCTGTTATTTCACAAAAATCGGGTGACAGCTCTTGTAATAGCCATTTACCAGTTTCCGTTTGTCTGACGCAACCAAAGTACGCATCATTTCTTAACATTTCTCTTACAACGATTGATAGTTCTCTACGATATTCAAAATTATCTAAAAACTCTTCAACTACCGCAAGGTCTTTTTCATATATCTTTTTATTGGAAGATTTACTTAGGTCTAATGGTGTAATTCTGCTATAGGTTATATCAAACGATAGCATGTTTGTTAAATATGAAATTAATCTCTTATATACCATGGATGTCAATTCAAAACTTTGTGACATTTCACGTAATTGTTTCTCATGACTTTTCGGGTCTGCCATTGCTTTTAACAGCGTGGTTTCGGTTGCGGCCATTGGATTTAAGTTCAAATCTTTTAAAGATTGATTAATCATGTCAGGTGACATTAAAGGCCCGCCGTACCCTGCATAATTTCTAGCAAATGAGATTACATCCCATACATCTTGTTCAGTTAACAGAACTTCTTCTGTCTGTGTTTTTTCTACCATATTCCTGCATCCTCCTTTCTTATCTTATACGAAGAGAGATACGCCTAAAAAGGCTTCCTCTTCTTCTTTACTACTATTACCCTCTTTTAATAAATCTAAGTCCATTAGATATACATAATAATTTAAATAGCTACATGAGCTATAACGGTCTTTTCTAGCACCGGGAGGTTCGATTAGTTTTAACGTACCGCCTGATGCTTGCATTTCTAATGCAATAGATTCATTAATCAATAGAGTAGTTTGCACGTGAGCTTGTAGTAAATAAGCCCGTATACCAGTGTCGTGCTGGTCTAATATATCTTTGTTTTTATTCTTAATCAGAAATTCTTCTTCCGCAGTATCGTCTACGAGAAAGCGCACTAAGCCTTTTTTTAACCGGTCAAGAAAAGCTACAGCAATGCTAGCGTTAAGTTGGGTACTACCGACAATGGGGAATATAATCCCCTTCGCCTGTTGTGCCAAAGTACGTTTACTCAATTCCTCGTAGAGTTTATCGTCTACATGTTTTGAATTAATCACTGTATAAGCAGGATAGTCTACCCCACGCTCTTCGTCTTTTGTTATGGCTGTTAAGCCATCATATAAACTTATCCCTGCGTTTAAAATGTCAAGGACAAGCACGTCTGCATCAAACTCTTCAACTATCTGTTTAATTCGCTTCGCTTGTATGATGGTGTTTTTACCATTATGAGACTCTATATATGTAATTTCCGTAATCCAACCCTTTTTGCTAGGGGTTAGCCTTGCGCATGTTATAATAGTATTGTCGTTTTTACTACCTGCTCTCATAGCAACGTCAACAGAGACAATTCTAAATTCACCCGGTATTTTAGGTATATCATAAGGATTCTTTTTTATTGTCACTAGCATTTCATCAGTAATTGGTCGCCAACTTCTATTAACAGTACGTTTAAAAAAGTTAATGTTATAAAAGGATAACGCAGAAGAGCCGTAAGGTATGTTACCGTATTCCATAAAAAAGGAAATGGGGTCTAACTTATCCTGCTCTGCTCTCATTTGTTTTTTTGTTTTAATACCGTGTCGTAATGAAATTAAATAGTCAACAAAGAAGCCTTTAACGTCTTCGTCACCGTCTGCTATTTTTTGTAAAATCTTCTTGGCTTCTGCCCACCACTCGTGTGACTTATAGTACACACTGGTGATAATAATTTCTTGAGGTTCTTCTCTTAATTCTTCAATTTCTGCATATTCCGCTTTCTTCATATAAGGCGGTTGTCTACTAACCAAGAATGGACGAATAACGGAGTCAATAATCTGTGTAGGGATAAGCCTACGTTCTTCTAACACCGTAATATTGCTTCTATGCCCTCTACCGCCTTGGCCAGAAATAACAACGTTTATTTTTGAACCGTTTTTAAAAGTCATTTCCCATTTATTCTGATTGGTAACGATTTTATCTGTCTCTCTTGCGATATTCGGATTGTTGTCTCGAAGTTCTTTACACTTCTCTGAGATAATCAGTCCTGCTTGTGCCTTGGTAGAAGAAGCTAAAGCAATTGTTGTCCCGGGATATAATATGCACCGGGCAATTGAGTATACGCCTATTAACCATGATTTAGCACTAGCACGAGAGCAAGCTCCTAAAAAGGTTGTAGAATTAGCCATTAAGTTAATCCAAATTCTTTGATAGAAATACAGCTTTACGCCCATATAATGTTCCACAAAGAAACTAATATTATGGCGATAAAAAGTCACCCAACTTTTGAGACGGTTTACACGTGCTTGTTCTTCTGCTTCCACAGATAATGTAACTTGTTTACCATCCTTTGTAAAATTTTTCATACCGGTTAAGAATTTATAATTTCGCATTGTGTATTTTTCCATATGCTTTAACCTTCTGCTTCTTCTTCGTTCATTCCTAGAATGTCGAGGTCTTCATCGTATTCAAAGCCATCATCCATGGTTTCATCGTCTATGTTAAAATCTTTTGAACCCGTAATTAAGTTTTTAATCGGACGAGAAATAAATTTACGTCCGTATTCTTCTGTGTCTGCCACATCTCTGTATAAATTACCTAGGGGACTGCTTTTTAGCCATTCCGCAGGTTCATATTCTTCGACATCTTTAATCCACAAGCCAAGCGCAATTTCATCTTTTGGTTGATTTGTACCGCTTATAGCGTTAGGGGACACTTCAGCACTTTTCATTAAATCTTGTAAGGATTTCGTTAGTTTAGATGTATCGTCATTAATCTGTCTAGCTTTCTGTATGTCAAGTAGCGTAAAACATATTTGTTGTAATAAGACTTGCTCTGTATACGTATCTGCTTTATGCGTTTGTTTAAAATTTATATACTTTTGTTCAAGATACAATATGCTATCTCTATCATCTAATGTAGTAGGATTTACTCCCCAACGGTCAATGACCTCTTTGGGAATAGGAATTTCAGTTACATCTAATTCCTTAGATTTGTATATGACACCGACATCTTCATATGACATATCAACTAAACCTTGCTTCGTCATGCTTTTTCTTGTAGCAGTTAATTTCATTTTATAAATACTAAATATTGCTTTTACATTCTTGCCGTTATCCATCAATGTCTCAATGTGCTTACGAGTTGCATCTACGGCATCGTTTGAGAAACGTATGTTTAAAGCTGTACACAATCTTTGTAATGTTGCTTCCATGCTTTTATTTTCGGCATACACTTCATCATACTTATCTTGTATGCACTCTTTACACACGCTCATGAGACCGTTTGTATCGAAAAAGCCAGCATCCGCACAATCATAAAATCTGTTTGGAGGCAGGTCTTTCATGCAACTACGGCAATATTGAGTTTCAACCTCAATGCCTGTTTTTGTTTTTTTCATTTATCTCCTCCGATATAATTAAAAAGAGCTAGTAAATAAAACTAGCTCTTTTTTTATTTGTTATACTCTACGCTGGTAAAGCAGGA